TGGCGGCGGCACGGGCGATTGGGCAGACATCGACGACACGCGGGTGATGAAGTGGCTGGCGCAGCAGTACAACCTGCGGGTGAAACCTTCGAGCGTGATCGAGGCCGTTAGCGTGGTTGCGCACGATCATGCCTTCCACCCGGTGCGCGAGTACCTGGACGGGCTGGTGTGGGACCGGGTGGCGCGGCTGGAAAGCTGGCTGACCGATGTGATGGGTGTGCCGGCCAGCGGTTACACGGCAAAGGTGGGCAAGCGCTGGATGATTTCGGCGGTGGCGCGGGTGATGCAGCCGGGCTGCAAGGCCGACTCGGTGATGATTCTGGAAGGCGGGCAGGGCGAGGGTAAGTCCACGGCAATGAGCATCCTGGGCGGCCCGTGGTTTATGGATACGCCGTTTGCGCTGGGCGATAAGGACGGCTTTCAGGCCATACGGGGCAAGTGGATTATCGAGCTGGGCGAGCTGGATAGCTTCAACAAGGCCGAGAGCACCAAGGCCAAGCAGTTTTTCTCTGCCTCGACCGATACCTACCGCGAGAGCTACGGCCGCAGAAGTAATGACGTGCCACGCCAGTGTGTGTTCGTGGGCACCACCAACCAGGACGAGTACCTGAAGGACGCGACCGGCAACCGCCGTTACTGGCCGGTGGCGTGTACCAATGTGGACCTGCAACACCTGCGCGAGATCCGCGATCAGCTCTGGGCCGAGGCGATGTTTTGCTATGAGGCGGGCGATATCTGGTGGGTGAACCGCGACGAGGCGGCGATGTTTGCCGAGGCGCAGGACGAGCGCTTTGTGGTGGACGAATGGGAAGGGCCGATTCTGACCTGGTTGGAGGAGTCGCAGATCGGCGAAACCACCACGGGCAGCGAGGTGTTGGGCGGCGCGCTGAAGCTCGACTTCGGCCATTGGGGCAAGCCTGAGCAGATGCGCGTTGGCGCGATCATGCATCGGCTGGGTTGGCGGCGCGTGCGCTTGGCACCGTTGGTTAAGAGCGGTAAGCGGCCCTGGGCCTACAAGAAGCCTGACGACTGGGGCAGGGCTTCGGCACTGCAGGTGGAGAAGGTCGAGGAGCCTTGTTTCGATGATTAAACGCATCGACGAGATGCTCAAGCTGTGGGCCGAGGATCTGCACCGGGAGCAACCCGCCAATGAGTTTGGCGGGGGCAACATGATTGCAATGTTGATGGCCTGCAAGGGGGAGCTGATACGCGGCACGCGCGGCAGCCGGGTGCTGCTGGACGAGTCGGCTGATATCGAGCTGATAGTCAATAAGCACCTGGCGCCGCAGTTGTCGGTGATCGTGCGCGAGCACTACTGCAACCTCGATAGCTTTCTCTCGCAGAAGATCACCTATTGCGGCTGTAGCCGTAAGACGTACTACGAGCGCCTGCACGAGGCGCATGTGTGCATCGCCAGTCTGCTGATGGCGAAGGCAGCGTGATGCCGTGGGTTGCTGTTTGGGGTGCACCGTTGTCCGGCCTTGTCCCGCTACGCTTTGGCGTGGTGGGGCGCGGCGGGGCGGCGCCGTTGATGGGGCGTCCCACTGTCCCGGCAATTTATGCCCACCGCGTATGTGAGCGCAGCGGGCAGCAGCACGCGCCTGCAGCGCGCAGGCGTGTTATTCGATTTATCTCTTTATGCGAGGAAGGAGGAAAAAAGGTAGGACAGTGGGGCAAAGCCCCGAACGAAGGCGCTTGCAGCCATCCCACTTCGCTTTTAAGTCGTGGGCCTGCTGGGACAGAGCCAAAGGCTCTTAATGCCGTGGTGGTGTATTCGCCGACATTGGCTAGGCGTTCATACGGCGTTGCCCACTTATTGGCCGGTGGCGTTAATTTCGGGTTGCTGCCAGGAAACTCCACCTGTAAAAAGTAGCCATCTTCGATAGGTGCGACCGCAGAGAGCGGTAGGCACCACACACAAAAACCCGGCCATTGCGCCGGGTTTTTTCGTTTCTGGCACCAGGAGCTCGGCATGTCGACTGAACAGCAAATGCAGCAGGGCTTGGCCGAGTTGCCCACGTGGCTGCTTATCCTGGTGGCGGTTGCCGGCTTGGTCGGTGAGATGCGCCAGGCGGACATGCCGGGCGTTGCGATGGGCGAGATCATCAAGCGGGTGCTGCTGCGGTTCGGCAGCTCGGCGCTGTTCGGCATGGCCACGTTGCTGCTGACCTTGGCGATCTGGAGCGACATCTACATCGCCGGCGGCCTGGGCATCGTGGTCGGGTTGCTGGGCGCGGATATCGCGGGCGCCTTGTACACCCGCTACTTGGCGAAGAACGCCGGGGTGTGCGATGTGACGCCGGGCACGGGCGGGCAGGGGTGAAAGCCTCGATCAAGGCCAGCGGCTTCGCCGAGAGCCTGGCAGCCGTGCAGGCCTTGGCCGGCGACTTACCCGGTCGCGCCCTTGCCGATGCGCTCAACCACACGGCCAACCAGGCGCGGCAAGCGCTCACTGTCGAGATGGCCAACGTGTTCGACCGGCCCACGCCTTTTACTCTGAATGCGGTGCGGGTGTTGAACGCCAAGCCAAACAGCCTGGAAGCGGCGGTGTGGGTGAAGGACGAGAAGGACAACGCCTCGAAGGGCATGGCGCCCGAGGATTGGGTCGCGCCCCAGGTGTTCGGCGGTAGCCGCAGCGAGAAGAAGAGCGAAACGCTGCTGCGGGCCAAGGGCATCCTGCCTGCTGGCAAGTTCATCGCGCCGGTATCAGGTGCTCGGCTCGACGCCTACGGCAACATCAGCCGCGGGCAGATGGTTCAGATCCTGTCAGGGCTGTCGGCCATCGAGGGCAAGGCGGGTTACACGGCGAACGCCTCGGACAAGTGGCGTTCGATACGCAAGGGCCACGCTCAAGCGTTCTTCGTGCTGCGCCGCGGCAAGACGCCGATTGGCATCGCAGAACGTCGGGGCAAGTCGATGGCCATGGTGCTCGCATTCGTAAGCCAGCCGCAGTACCGGCGCCGCCTGGACTTCCACGGCGTAGTCGAGCGAGTGGCAGACGCGAACCTCGAAGCGAACATCGACAAGGCCATCACCGATGCGCTGACCGGCAACCTGCCGAGCAACTTCAACCGCCGCTCCCAGGCCCAGCCCAGGCGGTGAGGGGCAGCGGCGTGCTACAGGCTGATTAACGGGTCCTCCCTGGGCGCCGGCCCCCTATACGGGTAATTCGAACCATGTTTTCTCTCTAGCTGACATTTGCTCTGGGATGTCTGTCTTTACAAGGGGTTAGGTATGGGCCAGCGAGTTACCAAGGCTCAACTGAGTGAGATTGTCGGTAGGGATGAACGCACGATCAGCCGTTGGCAAAACATGGGGATGCCTGTTTTCCAGATCGGCCTGGGCCGTGGCAATGAAAACGAGTACGACACCCAGGCCGTTATCGAATGGCTGGTGCAGCTCGCGCAGCAACGCGGCGAAAAGGAAAGCGTGCGCGATCGCCTGGACCGGATCAAAGGCGACCGCGAAGAGCTGGCCCTGGCGAAAGACCTGGAAGAGGTGGTGTTCGCTGCTGACCTGCTTGAGCGCTTCGAGGCGGCGATCACCGCGGCCAAGGTTGAGCTGCTTAATACCTTTCCAGAGAATCTGGCCAGCGTGCTGTCTGCGCGCTACGGCATCGAAGTGGATGACCAGCTTATCCGCGAGCCTTTAGAAACCATCCTGATAGAGCTATCGAACTATGACCCTGATGACGATGACCCGTCAGATGGGGATTCTGACGAACCGGATGATCCGGAGGAAGCTGAGGAATAGCGCGACCAAGGCGCTGCGTAAAGCCTTCCGCAAGTGGGCACCGCCGCCGCGCATGTCGATCATCGAGTGGGCGGACAAGTACCGCTGGCTGGCGCCTGAAGAGGCAGCCCGGCCCGGTAAGTACCGCTTCGATGTCACCCCGCACCTGATTTGGCCGGGTGGCCCGCTGGAAGCGCTCGACGATCCCAATGTTGCCGAAGTGGTTTGCCGCAAATCTGCGCAGGTAGCCTGGACGTCAGGCGTGCTGGGCAACGCGCTGTGCAAGTGGATCGACATCGACCCCTCGCCGATCCTCATCCTGTTTCCCAAGGCCGAGTCGGTTAAACAGTACGTCGGTGAGAAGCTGGAACCGATGATCGAGGCCACTCCTCGGTTGCGAAAGAAGGTCGACCTGCGTAGCCGCAAGCTGCAGCAGCGGCAGGACTTCAAGAAATTTCCTGGCGGCTTCCTCAAGATGGTCGGCTCCAACAGCCCGGCCAGCGTCAAGTCCACGCCGGTTCCGCGCGTGGCGGTGGAGGAGCCCGACGACTGCAACCTGAACCTGCGAGGGCAGGGCGACAGCATCAAGCTGGCCAAAGAGCGGATGAAGACCTTCCGCCGCTCGAAGATCATCATCGGCGGCACCCCGACCATCAAAGGGTTGTCGGCCATTGATGCGGAGATGGAGCTTTCGGATAAGCGCCGTGGCCTGGTGCCGTGCCATGACTGCGGCCAAGAGCACGCGCTGAGTTTCGACAACCTGCACTGTGATGAGGATCTGGAGTACAGCCACGAGGTGTATGGCCATCACCGGCCTGAGGCGAGCTTTTACAGCTGCCCGCATTGCGGCTCGATCTGGGATGACAACCAGAAGAACGCCAACCTCAAGCACGGCCGCTGGGTAGCCACGGCCGAGTTTCGCGGCATTGCCGGCTACGACCTCAACGAGCTCTATGCCACGTTCTGGGGTTCTCGCTTCCAGGTGCTGATGGAGAAAAAGCTACAGGCTGAGCATGCCGCCGAGCGCGGCAACATTGGCCCAATGATCGCCTTCGTCAACAGCTCCAAAGGTACTAGCTACGAATACCAGAGCGATGCGCCGAAAACCGATGAGCTGGAGAAGCGCGCCGAGGACTATGCCGAACTGACTGCACCCAAGGGCGTGCTGCTGGTAACCGCTGGGGTGGACATTCAAGGCAACCGCCTTGCGGTGATCATTACCGGGTGGGGACGCGGTGAAGAGTCCTGGCGGTTGTACTGGGGCGAGTTGGAGGGTAATCCGATTGACCCCAACGATGGTGTCTGGCGTGAGCTCGACAAGCTCCTGGCAACGCCGATTCAGAGTGAACACGGGTGCCAGTTGGTTGTGTCGGCAGCCAGCCTCGACAGCTCGGACGGTAATACCAGCGATGCGGCCTACACCTACGTGCGGGATCGGCAGCGCTACAACATCCTGGCCATCAAGGGCGCGTCGGTCGATAGCCGCGATAAGGAAATCTACTCCAAGCCAGCCCAGTCGCATGACACCAACCAGAGCAACACCAAGGCCGCCAAGTACGGGCTGAGGGTTCACATCGTCGGTACCCACAAGGCGAAAACGCTGATCGACTCGCGCCTGCGCTTGAAGGGATCAGGGCCAGGGCGCATGCACTGGTACGCGGAGATTCGCGCCGACTATTACGAGCAGCTGACCAACGAAGTGCTGGCTCCGCACCCGCGCATCCCTAGCAAGATGGTCTGGCAGAAAAAAGCAGGGCGTCGCAACGAAGCCCTGGACTGCGAGGTGTATGCCCTGCATGCGGCGCGCAGCCTGAAAACGCACCTGCTGCGTGATCCCGAGTGGGATCAGATCGAGCAGCAACTGATGCAGCCAACCCTGTTCAACAACGACCAACCCGTCTCTGCAGTACCGCGTCGGGCCACTGGCCGTGGACGTGGAGTGCGTAGCCGCGGCGGTCACTGAGGTAACCCATGACAGAAGCACAACAACGCCTGGCTGATGTCAGGGCGTCGATCAAGGCCATCCTCGAAAAAGGCCAGCGCGTGCGCCGCGGTGACAGGGAAGTGCAGCGCGCGGAGCTGGCCAGCTTGCGC